GCTAGCTTATTTTCTTGCCCAGTCCAATCGCCAGGAATAGTCCAGTCAGTTGGATCAACATCCATAACAAAACCAGCATTAGGTTCATTAGTCTGTTCAGAGATGAATAACTTAGTTAAATCATTGATACTCTGAGGAGCAGATGTGGTAACTGCAGGGATGGTTACAGCCACAGGCTTTTTACCTGTAATGTGATTGTAAAGTGTAGGTAAAGTAGATCGTTTAGTTACAGCGTCATAAGTGATTGTCCCAGCATTAGATGCAGGGTACAGGAAATCAAGACGCACAGTAGGCATGGTAATGTTACCGAACGTTGGGAATCGACTACTGACTGGGTAAGGTGTTTGCACCATACTTACCATGCCAAGTTGGTAATCGGAGCCATTCTTAGTTACAAAGAACAGCACGTTCTGAATGATTTCCATGAACTGAATTGATCCAGGTAGATCCCATTTAAACCATGCCTGCATCAATTGTTGCTCACCATTGTTGTAAAACTTATACAAGTAGATACATTTAGAAGTATCGCTGTATGTTGCAAGCAGTGAGTTCTGTGGGTCAGTAGTTAACTTGACAACATCAACTGGTAGATATTCAGCAACCACTTGACTGATGTCTACAGTAGTTGGTGTCTCACTGCCACCTCTTGGTTGCATCCCAAAGATTTTAGAATACAAAGGTGTGCGTGATACAAAACTAACATAGTTACCCATATCCCGTACAGGAACATCTGGGGCACTTTCATACTGACCAATAGTACGAATGATAGAGTCAAATGGAGTTAGGTTACCACTTTCAGAGTAAAGCAAGAACTGTTCAAATTGACTAAACAGCACAAGACCTTGAGGACGAGATACAGCAGAGTGAAGTGTACCAACCCTAAAGCTAGATACATCAACGTCTACTGGATCAGCTGCTGTGATGGTCTGAGCACTAGTATAGAAGAAATTAGGGAAGTCCTTCGCCACACTCATAACAACTGAGTCTGGAGATAACAATGCTAATCTGTTACTATTTAATACACCATACTTAATTGTTTTTCCAACAAAAGAAGGTATAGGATTACCGTAATCATTACCACTAGATCTTGGTGCCCAAGTTTCTTGAGAAATAGTGAATACATTTGAGCTATCATTGAACAGCTTATACGGCATCGTGGTAGCATCAAAGCCAGCGCTAGCAGTTCTATTGACACCACCCTCTTCATCCCATCCTAGTGACTCTTGCCAGTAACCAGTACCAGAATCAGTGGTGGAACCAGCTACACCTTTAAATTGTACATAATAAGAATTACGCTCATCAATAGAGTTAATAATCTTTACACGACGACCATTTACAGTAGTAGAAGAAAGCCGGGATGCACTAGTAACTTCATCTTGATAAGCAGTTAATGCAAGCCCGCTATCACCTGCTTTTACTTCAAGAGTAAATGTGACGTTATCTGCACGAGTAATCTCCAAAGAGCTACCATACTTTGCAACAGTAAATCCAGTAGTACTACTACCAATGGCACTAGTTAATCCAGTTAGCACAGAATCTAGTGTATCACCTAAGACAACAGTATGCGTACAAGCTGTACCATTCAAGTAAATAGTGTAAGTACCTTGCTCAATAAATGCAACAATAACTGTACCACGAATACCTAACTTATACTCAGACTTAGGCTGCATAGCAACAGTCTTTGTACTATTAATTAGATATGTCGTATCTAGAAAAGATACAGTATGAAAGCTATTGACAGCATTTACAGACGACAAGTAACTGATGACATCTGCATTACTTTTATTGTTAACAGTAGCTTCAGTCCAAACGTATTGACTTCCACTAAGAGTAGGAATAATATTCCATATCCTGATGTCCCCAGAATTAGTAATAACTCCAACGTAACTTTCAACGTTAGACCTATCTATACTAAACCAGTACCCGTTTTCTAATCCTGCAGCATTAGTAAGTGTAGTTAAAAATTGACTACCATTTCTTTTAACAAGACCGAAGGTAGGGTCTGGGTATCCATTAAGAATCTCAGATACTTGACCTGATGATTTTTTATTATCTTCTTGTGTGCTAATGCCACCAAGAAATGTAGAGATTTGTTGAGTGATTGCTGCCATTACCACCTCTGAAGAGCTTTAAAGGGTTGGAACGATTGATAAGCCGAACCTTCCCTAGGTGTACCAAAGAACGAATAATCACCTTGATTACATTCATACTCTAAAGCCATAGCCCTACAGTATGCTTCTTTTTGTTGAAGAATTTGAAATTGATTACCATCCCCTACAATTCGACTGGAGACAACAGCTGCAGCACGTGAAACAATGTAGTCTTGAATAGGAGCAGGTAGGTCAGTCCAGGGTCGCCACCAAGTAATATCAAAGTAAATTGTGTCTCCCCAAATATCAGTATGAGCACGACGATCATAAAGATAATTACCCTTCTTTACCACATCAATATAAGCATAAGCTGTGTATTGAGGGTTATTAGAAATATCTACTTGAAGAGCATTGATTGGGTATTCAATTTTACTGTCTGTATTAGGAGATAACGGGAAGTCATACTCCTTATTAAATGTCCATCCTTCTGCCTGCACTTCCCTAGATACTTCCTGAAAAGTATCATAAGCAATCGCAACGTCCGGGTTGGTTACTATGGTCACAGTAGAACCATCAGCACGTTCTACAGTTTCAGTTTCCAGGGTGGTGACAGGCGCTTGACCAACTGACGCCAAAATTTGATTGATAGCTTGCAGCTCGGTCTTAGAGCCAGTTGAAGGATACGTCATAACAATAGTGTTATTTAAACAAATAAAAAAAAGGGAGACCGAAGCCTCCCCGTAAAATCAGACGTTAGAGATGTTGCACTCAACGCCAGCATATGCAGTACGCAGACCCTTGGTGGTCGAAGCCACAGCAGAGTCAGCAACAGCACTGCCATAACCCTTACGGGTCTTAGCAACAGAGATACGCACAGCGTCAGTAATGCAGACGCCGTTATCTCCTTTAGCGACAGAAGCAGCCATAATGTTTTACCTCCTAATTATCAGGAACGAGCCGACTGCAGCTCAATAGCAGCAGCGGGGTTCAGAGTACCAGCACCCATGGCCAGACGACCAACGATGATGTCACCCTGATACATGGTACGAACATCAGAACCAGTGGTTTGCACTTGAGGACCAATAGCCTCAACCACGCCCACAGCATCCTTTTGATAGATCAGACCGCAGCTGGTAGAGAAGTCACCAGAGTAATCGTTGTTCTCACCATTCACAGAAGCCACAGCACCAGCCAGGAAGGGCAGGTTGTTGGAACGCTTGATGGAGATACCAGCGATCTCATAGAGACCTTCACCAGAGTTGAGGTTACCTTGACCAGAACCGAAGTCACGGTTCAGGATGTTGGTATCCACTTGGCTAATCAGAGCGTAGTACTGGCGAGGAGACAGCACAGCATGACGACCCTGCTTGGGCAGGTTCTTCTCATCCATGATAGAAGCAGCTTCGAAGAAAGCATCTACGAGAGCTTGAGCGTCATACTCTTTGGTCACACCCAGCTGGATGATGCTACCACCGGGCTCAGGACCAGGAGCAGCAGTAATGGGGTGAGCTTCACGAGCAGCTTTAGCGATCTGACGGAAGATCTTCTTATCATAAGCCTCAGCCAAAGCGTGGCCGATCTTAGCCGAGATCTCCGAACGCAACGAGTAGTGCGCAAGGGTCTCATCAAGATCGTACACAAAAGCAGAACTAACGAGAAGGTCATCCATCACGATGGTCTTCTCAGCCACCGGAGGGTTATTACTACCCAGGATAGGAGTGCCGGGTTCGTGATAAGCTGCCGTCATACGGCCAGTGAAAATGAACTGTGCAGATTTTCCTCCACGAAGTGAACGACTCATCACAGTTCCTTTGGCGATAGTGGCGCTTTCATACGCCTTCATCATTTCGCCAGTAAACAGTTTCAGATAAGTTGCATACTTGGTATCATAAGCAGTACCAAGAGCAAGGGGGGTCGAAGAAGTATTATTAATACTACCGACCGAAGTAACAAGAGCGTTAGCCACGATTAGTAAAGAGAGAGTTGTGTGTACATTCTCTCTAAGCGCTTAGAGAATCACATGATTATACATGTGTTCATTAAATTATAGTTGGTGTCTGTCTCTCCAGACCGTCATGGCATGAGGTGCCCGCCGTAGCAGATTCATACCAAGAGGAACAGGGTCCGACTCTGAGGTGCCCTGCTCCTACCACATTGCTGTGGATTTCAGCCCGATTAGTGTGCGTTAAGCACGCATTGCGGGAACTATTTTTTCTTAGCAGTCTTAGCCGACTTCTTAAATTGAGCAGCAGTAGGAGCACCTTTGGCTCCAGGCTTCCTCATCTTTTCTCCACTACCAGCAGCGATACGCTTACGCTTAGCGTGGATGTTTGCATACAGTCCAGGTTTAGCCATTAGCCAATCACCGGAGCAGTAAGTGCCACAGCTGTAGTCTCAGCAGCAGCAAGATCAAGGGGGAAGTTATGAGCATTACGTTCGTGCATCACTTCAAAGCCAAGACCAGCACGATTGAGAATATCAGCCCAAGTGTTAATGACGTGACCATCAGACGATAGCAACGATTGGTTGAAGTTGAATCCGTTAAGGT